CACCTTGCTGACGTATAGCTCACGATAGACAAGCAGTGTTTCGTCAGTGGGGTCTACAGCAAACCAAAGAACGCCGGTAGCAGAGGAATAACCGTAGTCACAAGCCCTAAATTTGCGCCATGTATTTGGTATCTCAAATGGTGGAACAACATGTACCGTCCTATCAAACTCCGCGAAAGCCGCGCCTTCTGCTATATCCCAAGACCCCTCAAGCAATTGTTTGCGTTGAACTTCTGGCAAGGAAAGCAACATTGCTTCATAGTCTCCCTGCTCGTAAAGGTAGGGGTTGTCCAAGAGTTTGGCGGGGATGAAGCGCCGCCTGAAAAGCGGTTGCCCAGCTTTGCTGTGCCGCTCTGGATATACGAGCGTATCGCCCGTTGTAACATCTGTTGCCCAGAATGGCTTGCCAGGTATGGCAGGGTCGATGAACATCTTTTTGACCCATGCGTGACCGGGACCGCCCGGGTTTGTTGTCGCTCGCATATAGACGGGGAGCGAGGAGTCTGCAGTTCTAAGGCGCGAGCGTAAATAATCCCAAGCATAAGGTGTCGAATACTGTGTTAACTCATCAATGCCAATGTAAGTAAATGCCTGACCTTGGTAACGGAGCACGTCTTTATCTTGCTCCAAATATGTCATCCAGATTCGAGCACCGGATGGGAAAGTCCATTGGCTTTTCTTCTCCATCCATTTAGCGCCGGGATATGCTTTAGGATACATCTCCTGACTTTTATGTATTAGTTCGCGCAGTTCGTCGTTTGTGCGACGTAGGATAAGCGCGTTAAAATTCTGATTGTTACAATATCGTAGAGGGTCAACGATAAGGGCAAAACTTTTGCCACCACCTGCTGCGCCGCCATATAAAACTTCGCGCTCAGAAGAGGCTAGAAAATCAGTCTGCGGTCCTTCGTTAGGCTTAAACAGCACTTCATCGGCTTGTTCTTCTACAGGCTGAAACGCACCAGAACCAACCAGCGCGATGTCATCTTCTTTCTCCTGCTCAGCCTTCGCTAACTTATTTAGCTTTTTCTGAGCAAGATTAAGCTGCATACGAGCAGACTGTTTCTCGCGACGTAGCTTTTCTTTCGCCCTTTCCTCTTTAGTTTTGGGCTTGAATGTTGCCTTGGGACGCGGCCTCGGCGGCACGGCGTTTTTGTTTAACATACTCGCGTCTATCGCTTTCGTCAGTCTTAATACGTTTCCACAGTCCCATCGGCGTAATGCGCCGTCCTGTGTAGTCCGTCAGCCATCTAGCGACTTCGGGGTAGGAAGACATCTTCAGGTATTCCAGCCCCTGCTCTAGAGCCTCAAGCTGTTCTTCAACTGGCTCTAGAAGTTGTGGGTCGTGTTCGCTTTTCTTATATCCCCAAGGAACACGTGGCCCATTTAATCGTACGTATCTATTACTCGGATTCAGTCTCTGCGATACTGTCGTCATCATTTTTTGCCGGTAAAATAAATAGTCCCATCGGCTTTTCTGCCGATACGTTTAGCTTTTCTACCTTGGAAAGTCCAACTCTGTCAAGCACTTGCTGGGATGCAGCGAGACGCTCGCGGTTGCCAATGGCCGCAGGGTCATCAATGACACCTACCATAGACAACACTGCCTTTGGCGCGTTAGCTGCCATCTCCAACTCAGCACGTTCTATAATCTCAGTGCGCAGTGCTTGAATAATAGCATATGGGTTGCTATTCTCTGAGTAACCAGCAAGGCGCATCGCCTTGGAATAATTACCCTTGGCTTCAGTAAACAGCACATCCAAGAACTTAGATTGCAACTCTGTCAATTGTTTAGGCACGTGGATTTCTCTTTCTTCCCGTCTTTGTTCGCGCAAATGAACGGTTTTTGTTACGGGACTTAACTGCTAATCTCTTGTTATTCATAGGGTTACCAGAGGTATGATGCACATCTTTCTTGTCACCCTTTGTCACCTTACCTCGCTTAGCCATAATAGCGCGTGCAGCGTTACGTGAAGCGCGTCGCTTCTTCTGCTTAGGACGGGCGTGATACCTGTCATATTCTTGTCGGTAATTACGTTTACGCGTCATGCTTTTGACTTTTTCCGTTTGGTCTTTTGTTTACGTCCAGTGGGTGAAACGGACCATCGAATAGAGGTAGGCTTTCCTCCAGTATTTCCGGCTTTGCGTTTCCGGCGGACGGCCGAAGCTTTCTGTCCTTTCGACATTCTGTCTGCGACCGCCTTCGGGCGACACGCTGGATATTTTCTCTTTGATTTTGAAGATGATTTACGCCCACACTTTTTCCCCGTGGAGACGTCCCGCCAGTCTTCTTTGAACCACTTACGCAATCCTCCTTGATAAGCCATTAAAGTCTTCCTTGTGCATGTAGCGCGAGAGCAACGATGCAAGCTAAAATAATCAGACCTAGGATAAGCAAAAACATAATTATGCCAACTTCAACAATCTGTCTGCGTTTACGTATGGCAGCTTGCTCTGCCTCTCTTCGCTCAACCCTAGCTTTCGCTTGGAATCTCTGCCAGTCCCCCCATAGCCCAGGGCGACCCGCGTAAATCATAATCTGCTTTAGTTGTTCCTCTTTCTCGCGAATCTGTTCGAGGGCCATAAATTCTTCTAGGTCCGACCCTCCGCCTTTCCTGCTTGATTTCTTTTGTAAGTCCTCCTTAGCACCTACAAATTTAGCGATAGCACTCCCTGCTTTGGCTATATCACCGCCGTTCTGGACAGCGGTCTTTATGACTGAGAAGGCAGCGTTGGCTGCGGCTAATTCGGCTAACATCAATACACTCGTACATTTTCATCTACTAACTTTGGCAAACAATATGATGTTACCAAATGCCCCTGCTTATGGAGTTTTTGTGCATACCATATGCACTCATTAAGGTCTGCGAAGTACAAGTCGCTACTGACCAGCCTTTTGTCCTCCCCCGCCCCCAGAAACACGAACAGGAGGAAGACATGTTTCATTATCGCCAGCCGCCGCCCATTGCTTTATATCGCTTCGCCGCGAAAGCGTTCGCGTAAGCTGATGGGTATACCTTGAACTTACGTTTAGCCTCAGACTTAGCCTTAGACCACAGCGCCGGTTTTGTTGGCGTTGGCTTTTTGGATTTAGATTTAGTTTTCTTTTTGGCCATAATACCTACCTATTTGGGTCAAAGAATTCTTCTGCAACTACAACAACTGTTAAAGTATCTGCTGTACCAGCATCTAGAATAATTTTATCTTCAGCATGTATGAAAAGGGGCTTATCCTTCGTAAATACTGAGACATCAGTCTTAGCTGCTAACGCATGCGTATTGAACAATGTATGCGTGGTATTAGCGGCCTTATCGTAATACTTTACTGTAAAATTACGGCTACTGCTGTCATTATTGATAATCAACAGATTAGCTACGTTAGATGAAAAGTTCTTAGGCACAACATAGCAGTCAGTGTCATTAGTGGAAGATAACGCCACTACCTTGGTGACAGATTTAGAACCATTAGTTAGTATCGGCATTTCTACTGTCCCAATATTGCTCGCCGTAATCGTGTAGTATTTCTTCGCCCTTTTTTATTTCTTTGAGCGCAAAAAACCGAATATAGCGGTCATCTTCATCTTCAATGTCCCACTCAGCGTTTGGACTTGCGCTGTGGTTATAGACCATAGCAAAACCAAGTGGGATGTAATACTCTTCGGTATTTTCATAAGGTGTGTGAAACATGTAGTCATGGAGGACACACTCATCTCCCACGTCGTCGTAATCTGCGACCAGATAAGGACATAGCTCAATCGTATCGCCTTGAGCATAGTCCTTATCCGCGAAGACACCGAGTCCATGAATCTCTGAATCATCGACATACGGCATTTACTTCTTCTTGTTCATACCGCCGCGCATACGCTTCCTAGCCGTTTTGGCCATGCCGCCGCCCATCATCTTCTTCATACCGCCGCCACGCATCTTCTTGGCCATTCCGCCACCGCGCATTTTCTTGGCCATTCCGCCGCGCTTCTTCTTTGCCATTTTGGCTTTTCCATGCATTGCCATTTCTTAATCTCCTTCTGTCAAGAACTAAGGCTTCATATACATCCTCTGGGAAGTGTTCGTAGTAGTTCGACTTCTCCAGATATAAAGCTGCATCATCCAGTTTAGAAAGTTTCTGAACAAAGACCATGCAGTAGGACAGGCTGTCATCTGTCACGTCATCATCGACAAGGAAATCAAGACCAGCCTCTGTTGCATCATAGTCGGGATGAAACACCATAAGGTGCAAATCAATACCGGCTATTGACATCAACTCATTGATACCGTCACACAGACCATCAAGATATTCCATGTCCGGTAAATCTTCATCGGCCCAAACTACGATGTCGTAGTCGTGACCATCAAACTTACGAATCGCATCCAACAGTCCGTTCATGCCGGTGTTGATGCTAAATACAACTTTATCATCTGCCCAAGCTTTTCGGGCGTAAGGACAAGGAGGAAGACCGTTTAACTTTGCGTTTGGTATTTCCAGAAAATCCCTTGACCAGATGCGAATATCACGCTCTACGGGATGCACGTGTCTTCCTTTTTTGCGCTTCGATAAACTTTCTATAAACTGCCGCAGCGGCCGTCTTACCTGCCGCTCTAGCACGTTGTTCCATAGCAATCGCCGCTTGTATCTTATGAGCATGTGTCCGACCTGACGCTCGAATCTTACGAACAGATGCTTGCGCATCCTTTGCTGTAGCAAACTTCAGACCGTGAATCGTACCCTTTGGATTTTCATCCGTATAAAGGTCGCTATGCTTTTTTGACTTTGCGGGTTGACCTTTTTTTCTTGGTATTCTTCGCATTCGATTTACCAGCCCTTGACAACGCTATGGCTATCGCTTGCTTATGGGGACGTCCCTCCCTTTTAAGCTTGCGAATGTTTGCGCTTACGGTTCTTTGACTTTTTCCTCTTTTTAGCGGCACTTGGTATTAATCCCTTTGATACAGCACGCGCTCGCTCGGAGAAGCCCATCTTCTCGCCGCTACGTATCTTGCGCCGTATGGTGCTAAGCTTTGCGACCACTTTTGTTTTTCTTCCGAGCAGACATATTCTTTTCGATAGCGGCTTGCCTTACCTTTTCATACCCAGATAGCTTACCATCCTTATCCAAGTCGCCAAGAATAGCACCGGCCTGTAGACGCGGAACATTGGTGGGCAGGGCCATAATATGTTTTTTCCCAGCTTTCATACCACCCTTCTTCTTTCCTTCGGCTTTCAAATCTCGCGCAGCACGACCGCTTTGTACGTACTGAGTCAAAGACATGGTGTCATCCCGACCTTTGTCGTAGAAGTTTTCACGATATTGTTGCATCAAAGAAGCAGGAATTTCTTTGATACTGACGCCCCCCTTTTCGCGCATCTGAATTTCAGCCATGTCAGCCTTTGACATGCCACGATACACTGGGCCTTCTGCGCCGCGTTTAACCGCTAGATTTTCTTCTTTACCGCTTTCAGTTTTGACACGACGAGTCGCAGGTTTGTTCTTATCGCCAAGAATGAACTTCTCTACAAAGCTTTGCTTACGAAGCGGTACGTTGATGCTTTGACCGGCAGAAATCTTGTTAAGGTCTTTAATTTGTGGATTTTCTTTTTCCAGGGACTTCAGGGATACGCCCAGAGTCTCCGCAATGCCGCTAAGTGTATTGCTACCCTCGCCGAACTTTCCGGCTTTAACTGAGAAAGTTTTCTCAGGCATCTTAAGCTTACTGCTACCGTCTGGTCGTACAAATAGACTTTTAATCTTATCGCGGTTACGCTGTGACATTAGAATTCCCCTGCCTTCATTGCATCCGACAGTTTCTTAGCGCGGCGTCCAACCTGTCGTGCCCAACGCGAGTCCATCATTTCAAGGCTCGCAACTTCGTAATTACCTTCATATATTGCATTCCACATCTTCTTAAATTTACAAAGGCGTGGCACGCCCATATTGAATGCCATGTCCATCAGTATCAACTGTCGAACGCCGTCCAAATCTTCGACGCATCTGTGAACTCGTACAAGCTCATCCTCGACAATCTTGATGTCATTCATGGCTAAATAACGCGCATCAGCTTCACTGATGCCATGCTCATACACCGCCTCAATGTTCGGTATATCCATGTATGCAAGTTCTTCCTTACTAATGCCTCGGTCTTTCAAATTACGCCCAATACCAATAGTATCTATTCCGAGGCTATCCTTGTACACGGTGAGTACAAGACCTTCATGCTCAATCAACTTATCTAGAAAATGCGATGTGTTGTATTTCATAATATCTTTCCAAGGATGATTGCCAGTGTTTTCCATTTTAAACATTGACATCTATTTTTTCCTTTTCCTGTCCAAATACCATCTTGCACAATTAACTACGGTGTTTGTTGTTATCATGGCCACCAACCATATCTCCCACCACTCAATCAATTTCTTCATCTACCCTTATGCACAGAAGCTCTTTGTTCACCTCTTGCGTCATATCAAACTCTGCCACTGTGGACTGGAAATAGCATTGTGCCATCGTATCAGTATGCATCAGTGGCTTTACATCAAACTCAAACGGCGTGAGTGCCGTCACTAGAACCAGAACCCATGTTTGTGTCATTGCTTCTCATGTCCCATCCAAACCGCGAACGCACCCGTCATAGCCCCAGTTACGACACTAACCAGAGCCGCTTGTTGGCTTGTTGGGTCTGGTAGGGTCATGAACCACTCCACTACCCGCCAAGCGGATAAGGACATCCCAAGCATCATCAAGCGAGGAAGTATCTTCCACTTTAGTATTCTTTCCATCGTCACTTCTGCCACGATTCATTTCCTCTAGCTCCTTGGAAGAGGGTCTCATGCACCACATAATGCCCATCACTTTTTACCGAAAAACTTTGTCGCGCTTCTGACCCCAAAGCTTGCAGCAACAATAACGCCCAAGCTGTACTGGTACCATTCAGGCATTTGCTCCAGCTGTTGAAATCCATTTGCGACTACTTCTTCCATCCCCGGGATGAATGCTAATATTAACGGTATTGAAAAAAGGATTACAAGCCATTCGTCTTTCCACGACGACTGACTCCCACGAGCCATTTCCAAATCCCACTCAAGCTCACCGGTGGCTTTTCTTTCCATAATAGTCGCTTCAGCTTTCGCCTTAGCAACCTTAGCGCCGGTCTCAGCCTTAGTCTTCTCAACTTTGCCCTCCAGCCATGTCCCTGCTAGATTAGCTATGGGACCAATCAAGAGATTTAGCACTTCCATCTCCTACGTGCTTGCCGCAGACGGCTGTTAGGATTCTTAGCCGCCTTTGGAAACTTCTTCATTTGTCCTGCGCTTCTGGCACAGAAAGACTTACGGCGCTTAGCTGCTTTACTTCCGGGCTTGACTTTACCGGTAACAGCTGTTTTAAGTTTGGAACCTGGGTTCATACGGCGATATGCCTTGACCCCAGCCTCCGTCATCCCCGCACCAGATTTAGTGGAGCGAAAATTCTTCTTATTGCGCCGTGGCATCTTTGAGGGTTTGCGTGCCATTAAGTGGTTACACCCTTAGGTGTTTCGCACTTGAAGTGAAAGTTCAATGGCATCGGCAACT